TACCTTCGTACTGGTCGGCTGGTGCTCTTACTAATATATGATCTGTTTCTACTTGATAGAGTCCATAGTTGCCTGCAACTATTAAACTTAAATCTGTGCTATCAGTGTCAATTGCAAACTGTGCATAACTATCAAAACTAGTGTATGCAATATTGGCAATTTCTGAAAATATATCGATATTAGCCTTCCATAAGTTATCGTTGTAAGTTACAATTTCACCTGTAACATAGTCTGTGTTTTCAGAGTAATCGCCTTTATACTGTGTAAGAACTTTACTTGCATTAGGCGAGCCTACCGCAAGATATTTGCCGTCCGGGGACACTGCTACACTAGTTCCAAATAAAGAAGTAGCATCTACACTAGCAAATATATTAGTTTGTGGTTCTATTGTTTGCGTAAGTATCCAGTTGTTTAATTCAGATCCTCTAGTATAAATGTTTACTACACCACTTACATTTTCGCTTAATTTGTAATACGGAGATCCAACAGCAAGAACTGTATTATTCGAAGTAGTAGATATTGCTTCGCCAAATGCATCATAATTGAAGTCTTGCCAAGTTTGTGGATTTTCTAAAATTTCTTTTTGCTGATATACTTCTTTATGGCTATAAACTTTTTGGTTCAAGCCGTCTTCTAACCAAATAAAGTCATTATTTTCTACAAAATTTTCTGCATAATTATTTAAAGTATCTATAGAAGTTATCTTAGCACTTTCTAGACCGATTACTAAGCCATCACGTGGCAAGCCAACTGTAAACGGTGTTATAAAGTTCTCTATAACAATAATATTATTTTCTATTCTTGATACAACGTAAAAACCGCTTGCATCATCTACGTCATATAATCCTATTATTTCACCAACTTTAATGTCGTCTTTTACACTGCGGTTAAGATACACTACCAATAGTCCAATTTCGTCATTAAGACTATCTGCAATATCAATAATTCTATAATCCTTTTGAACTATTTTTGCTACGTCCCAAGATAACCTGTCTTGGCCTATCCAGATATAATTTCCGATGCTAACAGTATTAATATCAATACCCGTAACATCGTTTCTAGTTCTCACTATTGCTTGTACATCGTCAGGATGCACAAATCCTGACGTTTTGACAAACTCACTGTTTGATGAGTTTACAGGAAAAGGTGAATGATCATATTCTTCCGGCTTGACATAAGTTTCAAAAGGAAGTATTCTGTAAATTAAATCAGTACTTTCAGGAGGAATGCTGTTTACTAATTCTATTGGTTGCGGATTAAGTAAAAATTTAGTTTCATCAAGTTTATATTCTACTTCAGTAAATCCGTCTGTGGCTCCATACATGCCCTGTTTGAATGCCCATTCTTCAAAGAAATCTAAACTTTCTTTGTTTGCACTCGATAGTGCATCAAACAGTTTATCTAAACTGTTTCGAGTACCTTTGTCTTGAATAAACCCTTGATAAAATTTATACTGGCTAACATCATCATTAATAATATTTTGCAAGTACTTTCTATTTTGATAGCCAGTTAAGTGCTGAGCAAATTTTTGTTGTTCTAAATCAAAATTATCAGTATCTAAATCATAGAAGTCTGCAAACTGATTAGTTTTATATTCTAAGTTTGTTATTAGTTTAGGCTCAGGTCTTGAATCTAATCTTTTCCACTGCCTTGCAATAAAAGTTGACCCGCCGGTAACTTTTTCGTTTGCACTGTAGAAAAATTCTTTATATTTTACAGTATCACCTAAAGCATAGTCTTGGTACGGTTGCCAATTTTGAACTTCGGCACTGTCATATATAAATCCGGGTATATTTAAACTTCCATCCCAGTTGTCAGTACGGTATCCTTGTACTCTAATTCTTTCTTGTCTATATCCTGGTGCTGGGTCATATATAACATCATTAAAGACAGTCTTATTATCTAATAATACAACATGTTCAATTTGTACAATAGGAACTTTAAGTGCGTAAATTCCGTCTGCGGAATCTACTTCTGTTGCAGTAAATTCGTTTCCGTCTCTGCTTAGTTCTAAAAACTCTGGACGTAGTATATTGCCGTCTGTTTTATACACACTGTAATCATAGAAGTTATCAAAAATATTATCAACAGCATGATATTCTTTTTCAAAAATTAATTTTGATGCTGCTGGGCTTACACTAATAACTGTTCCTACAGACCAGTTTTGTGTAGTCCAAAATAAAAATTCTTTTATGCTTAAATCAAAATTTTCTATTAAATTAAATTCTGGATTGTAATTATCAAACTTAAAACCTTGTTCAATTAACCAATGTTCGTATCCGTACATAAAGTCAACTACTTGTTGAATATCACTAAACACAGTTCCGTATGGAATAGTTTTAAGTTCCTTTTCAAAATTCTTTCTTCTTCTTGCTGTAGCGCCACCTTGAATTGGCAACTCTGCTAGTTTTATAAATTTTGTGCCGTCAAATTGATTTGTAGAGGAATGACCTTCTTTAACTCTATAAAACTCTCCAGTAAACTTTACTACTTGTCCTTGTACATATTGTTTTCCAGCATTCCAGTTTACAAATTTTTCTGAGACTCCACCGATCCTTAAAACTGGATCTGCTGAAGAAGGAATTACATCATATGTTCTAAAAATAGGATTATTAAGATCGTATCCTCGTACAATATACCCTAATTGGGATTTTTCAACAATTATACCGCTATAAGATACTACTTCTGAAGCAGAGGATTTGTTTAAAAATATTTGATAATTTTCTTCAGGAACAAATACATTTCCTTCGTTAAATGGTGAGCGAGAATCTAATATTAATTTAAATTTAGATTTGTCAGTGAATCCTGCAAGTTTAAGTGCTATCTGATTATCAATGTTTTTCACATTATCAATGTAATCAAAATAAGAATTTACATTCGAGTACATGTAATCAGCAATATAATTAACTAAACCCGATGTGTATTTTCTGCTCGGACATTCACAAGTGTTAGGAAATTCTAAATCTGTTAAAGCAATTCGTTTTCCTGTAGTTTTTTCTACCAGTTGTCCTGCAACATTTCTTTCAATATTATTTTTATCAAATAACAATCCTAAAATTTTTGCAGGTCGATTTAGCAAAAGTGCTGTAATTAAACTAAACGGAAATTCTGAAGACTTGCGCCAGGCTGCTTCAGTGGGTGCAATATCACCAAATTTAAAACTTACGCTTGCCTGACTGTTATTAAAGTTTTTTGCTATTCCTGACTGTAAAGGGTCTACTAATCTTCCTTGTGCATCAACTGGTATGTAATTAAGCAATCCAGGACGTTTAAAATTGTTTAGCACCTTGATAGGCTTGTTTGGTTCTTTTAATAAACCGTTTTGCAAATCTTCCCATAAAATAGTGTTGTTTAAAGTATAAGGAGCAGGACCGTATACTTCTTCCCACCATTGAGGCTTAATAGTAAATCCTAGCATTTCCCAAGGATGGGTATGTGGTCTATCTGTATCGAAGAAATGCTTATAAATTCCTCTCCAAAATCCTGCATGTCTATTTCCATAAGGATCAGTAGTTCTACTATAATTGTAAGTAAATTTATTGCCGTCAGTATAAAATTCGTTTGTTGTGTAATCAGGAGTTCCTGCAATTTTTAACCATTGCACAAAATCACTAAGCATGGCATTATCAATTTTTGTTTTACTAACGCCGGTTGTTCTGTGTGCCGAATTTTGCAATGCATATAGATCAAATATCTCAGGATCAAGAGTCTGTTTAATATTGTTAAAAATTCTTTTCTCTAACTCTAAAAGCAGTTCATCTCTATAGTCGTCATATGCTTTTACAAGACTACCGTCGTGACCTTGTATAAATTTCACAGGCTCATCTGCAAAATAAGTGTCATCAAATAGTATCTGAGGCTCATACTTAGGATAAAGACCTAATTTAGTCGGCGTTGGTGGGATAAAACTTCCGTTTGAAGATTCGTACTCGTATAACTCTATCACATCATCGGCGACTTTTTCTGCTGTGATTATACAAAATCCTTCATCATTAAATGTATAATCTCTGCCGTGCAAAAGTTGAGTGCCGTTTAAATATACATTAACAGCAGTATCACTAGATTCTGTTAAAGTGAAAAAATTTGTTAAAGCAAAAAATACGTTACCAGGATCTTCAACTATATATTCAGTTCTTTTTACACTTTGATAAGCCAACATATCACTAAAGTAGTATGGCATTGCGTCAGTCTTAGTACGATTCATTTCACCTAAAACTTTATCAACATGTTGTTTTATAGGTCCATCAAATCCTAAATTAAGTGCTGTTTGCAAAAAGTTTCTTTTAAACTTTCCATAATCATATCTTGCTTGCTTTATTGCTTTTATTACATTTCCGTCTTTTGTGGTAATATGATACAAAGGTAAGTTTATAGGACCACTATGTTGTATGAACTTTTTACCATAACCGTCGAGATTTCCTAGATCTCGCAAATTAGATGTTCCTGGAAAATCTCCAGTAAAGTTGTTTAGATCTTCTATCATAGAAGATACGTGATCATTAACTTCGCCTAAAGTAAATTGAGTTATATTTTCGTTTTTTGGATTTCGCTCTAGGTTGTACGGAAATTCATAAAATCCGTTACTATTTTTCGGTGTTGCTGATCTTGTCTTAACTAGTACTACATCGTCTACGTTTAGATCCGAATTAAATGTAACAAATAATCGATCTGAAGAACCGCTTGTTAATGTGTAATCTGCGTTTTGATCTTGTATTTTGTTATTAACGTAAACACGAACCCAGAGGTCATTTAATAATGCTGCGTCTTTGTAGACATCAATTTCAAAATCATTTAACTGACTTGTTGTGGCTACATATTGACGTATAACACTTTGCTGACTTTCAAAGTCTGCTTTTGTCCAACCATTTGTGTATATAAAATTTTCTCTATCTTGATATTTTTTTAAAAATCCAATATCAGTGTTTTTTGTTACATCTGCATCATCAACTTGATATGACATTGATTCTCTTAACAAATTAAAGTCAAATAGAATGTCTCCACTGTTTTCAATGTTCTGGTATGAGAGTGCAAATCCTAATTCTGTATCAGAAACCCCTGTTCCTTTTTTATAACTAAAAATTTTGTTACCTTGAAATGTAGATGCTTCGTATAGTGTTTCGTCACTATAAGAGTAACCGTCTTTGTCAAATATATCAAATAGAGGTTCTTGATTTACCGCTGTTTTTTCTTGTGCTGGATTCCAAGTTGATCCATCATAATACCACAATTTTCCGCGGTTTGTTTCGCCTTGGCGAACTAATACAGTTTCATTTTCAAATGGATCAGTATCAGAAACTTCACGCAGTGCAATTTGTCGTGTACCTAAATGATTAATAAATTCTACTTGATATATTTTGCCGTTTACTCTTATGTCAGTATCGTTAGTGAACAGAATTCGCATGCCGTCACCGACTTCTACATTATCAATATTATATCCGATAGATCCTTCAATTGTAGAAAATACATCCGTAGTAAACGAGTCAACTAAATCTACATCTTGCTTTGCTTGTGATCCAAATTTATAAAGTTTTAGTCCTGATTCAAATTCTATAATAGGACGTTTTGCTCTTAGATCTTGATCTATATTAACGGTCACTCCGTTTATTTCTGCAGATTTTTCAACTACACTTCTATGAAACCATCTGTTATATCTTGACCAAGCATTTCTATCAGACGATGCTCTATTAATAACAATATAATCTTTAGTTCCTGCAAAAGAATTTGCATTACTGTAAGGCAAACTGTCAAATCTATTTGAATCAAAAGGCACTAGAACATCTTCAGTGTATGCCGCAGGAATAATTAAATCATTTACATCTATGAACTTAATTGCTTCTCCTACTCCTTCTACAAAAAATTCTTTTCCGGCGTAGTATTCAGGAGAAACATCTCCTATAAAAGCAACTTTCATTCCGTTACTTAGATCAAATCCAGCATTTGTAGTATAATATTTTTTACCTATTATTTGTTCTTCAACATTAATTTCTGTATTTTCTAATATATCGAAAATTCTAATTAGACCGCTTGTGTCTATATCTGTGTTGCTGATATAATATAAAGAGTCTGGAGCATTATCAGGAACTGTAAATTCTATTGTGCCTTTTTCAACATAAACAACAGTTACTTCGCTGTCGTTTTCGCCTACTTCAGTTTTAGTAACGCCGTCATTATACAAAGTGCTGATATTTTCATCATCTTCAAACCCTGATATGCCGCCGGCTACTGGAGGTACAATATATCCTCCTGTGTCAAATGTAGCACCATCATATAAAAATGCATCAAACAAGCCTGACGACAGTACGCCTTCGCTTGTGTTAACAAGTATAGCGTCACCTGGTCTAAAACTTCTTGATATAGCAAACGCAATAGGATATCCCGGACAATCTATTTCAAACTTATAAGTTTGTCCTCTATATAATTTTAATGTAGGATTAGGTGTTAGTCCAGGAGGATTAAATTTATATACTACATTATCGTCTTGTTCTTCAACTGTAACAGTATAAGTACTTTGTACTTCTTTAGAGTTGCCAAATACTTGAACACTATCTGGGCCAGTTGGTAACCAGTAGTATTCTCTAAAGTTTGTAAACTTGTCCCAATCTATACTAGGATTCCAAGCATAGTATTCTTGCTTGTTTAATAAACTATGGTCATCAACAGTGCCACCAAATGTAGATATTTGATTAATGTAATCATTGTAATCTTTATAAAAAATTACGTTATCTAGATCGTCTTTTACGATAGTGCTAGGCTCAAGTTGATAATTTTCTCTTTTTTCTGTTACATCTGGAATGTAATTATCTTTAGGTGAAAATGCTTTCGCAGTTTTTCTACCATAATAACCACTTATTTTTTCTGCTACGCCAGGCTGGAATAGTTGATCGACTGTAGACGCTAAGAATTTTTTATTTGTATCTGTTCTAAAAAACTTAGGTAATAGTCCGGCAGATTTTCTTTTTTGATTTCCTTGTGTGTTTAATGGAAATTCATTCTGATTTTTGTCGTACGCCATTAGTACTCCAAGCCTCCAATGTTGCTAACAGATTCTGATAACGGTGTGCTTTGTACAGAAGAAGTTGTTGAAGTTGTTGAAGATGTAACAATTGTTCCTCCTGCTTTTAATCTACTTGCTGTAATGCTGTCTATTATTTCTACATCACTTACTGTGGCGCCCGATACAAATATTTCATCGCTTTCTGCTTTAATTTCGTAAAGGCTACCAAAACTTTGTGTTTCTTGTACAGGAACAATTAATACTGTTACTACATCAGGTGACAATTGGTTCATTATATAAGTGCTTAACTCTGAGAAATAAAAGGTCTCGCCAAATTCCCAATTTTCAAGTGCAAAATAAGAATTAATTGACTGAATCACTCGTGATTTTACATCATTGTCATTTATTACTATGTCTGGGTTTTTAACTATTTTAAAATTGGCTTGCAATCTCAAGTCTGCGTTTCCTCCAAAAAGTATCTTGTACTTAACCGGATGATAAATGATTTCATCACTGATAGATTTTATTTTGTTTAAGTTTTCTCCATAACTTCTATATAACAAATCACTGCTTACTGGTAATGGTTTTGAACTTAAAGAACCGTTTAGGAATCGTCTAAACTGAGTATCGTAGTCTTTTGTTAGCATATAGACATCGACAATGTTGCTGCTACTAGGATCAATTCTTACATCGCTATCAGCAGCATGAATGTATTGGAACTTCAAACTATCTCTACCTATAAATGCTCTGTAATTTGTATCAAGGATTAATTTGCTATTAACTAAACTTTTAAATACACCAGTATCTACAAAATAGAAACACTGTCCTTCGTCCCAAGAACTAGGAGAACCCACTGCTGCTTCGTTTTGTAGAATTTCAATTCCTGCATCAGTTTGACTGATATATCTAAAATCTTCAACTCCGTCACTTGAAATATATTTTTCTTGTATAACGTATTTTGTTAAAGGATCCACAGTTTCGTTTACCAACTCATCAAATATCTGTAAGTTATCTACTACTCCGTCATCGTCTGAATCAAAAAATCCTATTTGTATTTTCTTTGCATCAACATATCCTTCTTTGTCACGAAATTCCGCTATTACTTCCCAGTCAAAATCGTAAGTAAACGGAGCAGGATTTGTAAGCGTTTGCGGATTTATGTTTAACACAGATATCTTGTCTTTTATAATTTCTCCAGTGTTGCTGTCGTAAACTTTATCTGAACTGTCATAATAAAATTTTATTTCTTTATCACTTTCAAAAATATATCTTAACCCTCTATAAGTAATTGTATATTTTTCTCCGTTGGTTTGGAAAAGCAACAACCAACTTGCGTCAAGATTTTGACCGCTTATGTCTCCTGTCTTACCAGTGCTAAACGCACTAGAAGAATTTAAATTGGTTTCTGTAATCACACGCCACAATCTTGTTTCAACATCATATCTTAGTCCAAACTGATTATAACTAAATGTTTGATCAATTACCTGTGTTTTTACACTATCGATTAGTGATGTAGTAAACTTTGGTCGAATTTCATCTAACACTGCGCCTGTAGGAATAATATCATTAAAAACAATTGGTCCTAGCCCTGTGGCTGAAATTTCTGTACCGTTTCCTACTACACCCGAAACTTTAACCCATTTATATGTTGCAGCACCTTGCTGTCCTACATTGTTTGTGAGTGTTCCGTTTGGTAAAAAATATTGCCCTGTTGGAGGTAAAAATTTACACAATGTTCCGTTTTCTAAAAATCTTAAAATGTTAGCAGTATAAGTTCCTACAGAATATTTTGTTCCGTCAACGTCTGTTAAATAACCAGTTGATCGATTAGTTTCAGCGGTAACTTGATTAAATGACGCTTGCAAGTCTGTTGTAAATAATTTCGGAAATTTGTTATAATAGTAATTTAATATTTTTTTATCTTTTAATATTGGTTCTATTACATTAACGATTGCACCTTCAATATCAGTTTGTGTTTGAAACTGAAAACTTGTTTTACTGTCTAAGTATTCTTTATAAATGATTCCGTCATTAGCATATAAATTTGTTTTAGAATATTTTCCTGTGACATCTGTTAAATCATAATATCTAGATATGCCGCTTGCTATTCGGTTTACTGCTTTAGACTTTATTATTTCTTGACTCACAGTTATAGGAGCAACATTATAATCTTCTGCTGTTATCATTCTATTTTGAGTATAATATGTTGCAGGAGCATTTTGTTTGATGCTATCATTAGTTTCAGACACACTTGCATTGTCAACTGTGTATTTTAATTCGTATGTTAAAGTTAAAAATTCTCGTGTACCCGCTCTGCTTAAATATGGCACAGTTAAATTTACACCTAGCATATCCGAAGGACGAATAACTATTGATTGATTAGCACTTGTTCTATAATATACTCGAAAAGTTCCTTGTGGTAGATTACCAAAAGTTCCGTCTGAGAAAATAAGATTTGCTCTATCTTGATCTCTTGTTAGTACACTATAAACATTTCTTATATTTTTTGATAGACTATTATAGATTATGTTGTTGCCTTCAAGAGAATCTAATTTAGTCCAATATTCTGAATCGAGACCACTATCGTCTATTTTGTATAACCAAATATCAGTGTTATTAATATTAACAGCATCAATCGATATTACCTGATTAGAAGTAGGAGTTTCAATTGTGAACTCTCCTTGATCTGTAACACCTTGTCTAAAGTGTGAGAAAAATCCATTTGTATTGCTGCCAGCGCCTTTGCCGTCATTTTGATATAAAATAGAAAAGTTATTTCCTATCTTTGGAGGTTCTTCTTTTATATTTCCATCTACAATATCAGTTGGAACTACTTCAAAGGAAAAATTTCCTCCTTGAACTGTTCTTGTAAATTTATATTTGGGTACGTCAGTGTTAACAGCATTAAACTTATATTGCTCTGTAGGAATATTGTTAACAGTATCTTTTTTTGTTGGTTTGCCAAAAACGTTATTATAAGGAAGTGCAGTGTTTAATACTTTAATAAACTGCTCGTTCCAGTCTGGATTACTAGGATCATTCCAAACTATAGTTTGTTCTGCTAAACTTCTACCGTTTGAATCAACTATGCCTTCGCTAGTTTTAATAGCAGTTACTTTAAGCATGCCGTTTGCTGGCTGATTTCTAGTAGGGTTATAAGATATAAGTCTAGCAAGTCGTAATACACTTTCTCTACGATCTGCTAATTCTAAAAAGTTATCACGAGAATTTAAGTCTATTCTAAATGAAATATTTTGACCTAGAAATGCAATTAAATCTATTAGTGCTAGATACTCTGAACTTTCTACATAATCGTTAAAATCTTCAGGATAGTTTTCTCTAAGATAGTTAATCATTGTTCTACGCAGAGAATCAAAATCGTAACTACGAAAATCCGCGTTTCTAAATGATTGGTATACTCGCTTCCAGTCTTCGGCAAGCAGTAATCTGTTTTGTCTATCTGTTGCTGACATTTGCACTAATCCTCTTTAGTATATTTATTAGATTGATTAAAGTGCGTATATAATTTATTAAGCAGTAAGCCCGTTGGCTTGGTCAAATCTCAATCGAATTGTTTCTGAAATGTTGTATGGCAAAAACACTATTTCGCACTCAATTTGTATTCCTGACTCGTAAGTGTCTACTACAACTCTAGTAGCCTGAGTCCTTGGATCATAATTTATGATAGCAGTTACATCTTCAATTATTGCGGTTTTAACATCATCAGTCATTGGCTCGAAAAGCACATCCCATAATATAGTGCCAAATTCTGGATTATTAAGTTTTTCGCCTTTTTTAATGTGGAAATGATTAATTAGATCTTGCTTTATAAGAGCAATGTCATAAACGTTAAATCCTTTTTTATTAGGATTTACTGTTGATATTCCCCTGTATGCTTTGCCAGCAGAAGGTGTAGACTTTTTGTTAGTAGAAATATGTTGTCTTTTATAAATTTCTTTTTCTATTAATGGCATACTGTATTTAACCTTATATTAACTTATAGGTATTGCCGCCTTTCAGAGGCCAATTTCTTCTCACTGTAAGCAAGTGCATATCAACGTTATCGATTATATATTCAGTTTCTTGAAACTTATTTGCTTGGTTTCCACCTTTTATTGTTATTTTATTATCTGCTAAATTTAAATCTGTAATAAACCCTACATGGCCGCCGCTGGCATTTTTAAATTTAAAAACTGCAATATCATATTTCTGAACATTATTCCAGTCTCGCCAGTCTACTTCATAGCCGTAAAGTGCGTAATCAAGTGCACTCAGTGTGCGTAATGGCCGGGCTCCGCTTATGTACAGTATTAAACTTAGGGCTTGAACATTCCAAAAGTGTTTTGGGTCGTTGCCGCCGTCGGCCCAAGTGCACACTGTGTCATCAAAATCATTTGGATAATTATTCGGACCCGTTGATATTTGTTGCATTGCCTTAAACAGTGTTGATGCGCTGCTAGTAGAGGCTTCTACTAGGGTTGAGTTATCGACATAAGTTCTTATATTATTAAATACCCGATCATCTCCGCCTATACCTTCTATCCAATTTGGTGCTGATACAAGAGAATGCGCCAATGGAACTGTGTTAATGTCTGCTGCAAATGTTCCGCCGCCGTATGCTCCAAAGAACGGTTCTTCATTTATATGACCGTTAGTGTGAGTTACGCGAAGACTTCCAACTTCATTATAAATATCGCCATTGCCGCCTTCTGTTGGTTTCCAAGTGTAGTTTAGCACACCGTCTCTGGTATCTTCACCGATTAAATATCCTTCTGTAACGCCAAGAAATTGAGCGGTAGAAGGTCTATTTAATTCCCAAGATACGTCAAGTGCATTAATATCTAGATAACGAGTATCTTCGTTGGGATGCCAGTTGAACAAAGGTCCCCACTCATCTTGCATTTGTACTTCAACTAGGATCGTAGATCCCGGAGGAACATAATACCAAGTGTCGGTATTTACATTACCGGAATAATCACCATAATTGGCATTATTCCTTTTTATTTCGTCAATCCAGGTACTATTTGTTGTTAATGCAAAAGTAATAGGAAAACTGCCTGTGTACTCGTGAACACTCTGAGTATAGAAGTTTGTGCCAAATCTGCTGTTATTTTGTGTTGCGGGTCCGTATCCAGGAGGTGTAATTGTGAGTTTATATTTTCCGCGTTCAGAGGAGTGTCTATCTTCATTATGCCACTTGTCAATTTCGTATGTTTCAAACCAAGAATTATTTCTAGGAGCATATAAGTTAGTTACATAATCAAAATTAGGAGATTGATTAAATATTGCTCTAAAATTATAATAATTGGCGCCGGCGATGGAGCCTTGAGTAGATACTGGTGTTCTATATCCGGGCTTTAGAACAGGTCTACCAGTTCCTTCGGCATCAAGAAAATAATAGTATTGTAGTAGACCTTTTTCTGGAGAGTCTGATACTGATCTAGGAAAATCGCCTTCTAGATCATAAGCATTAACTCTTGCCTTGCCACTGTCTTCTATTATTTCACTCCAGTCCGGCCAACTGGAATTATCTATCGGCGTTGATAGATTTTTTTGTGCTCTTGGATTCCGTGATAAATTTCTACCTATAGTTGGCATGTTAATGTCCTGAATTTTTTCTTGTTCTTACTTTAGTAAACATTGTTGTGTATAACAACTCGTCTCGTTTGTGCATTAGTTCATAATCTTCATCACCAAAGAACATAATTCTTGTATTACCTAGTGTTCCCCTTCCATGATCTTTATAGTGTGTATACACGAATGCTGCTAGTATTAAACCTTTACCGAAATTAGTAAGGGCCGTTGGTGGTGCTCCAAATGGTATTCCTGTATGTCGTTGAGCATAATCACTTAATTTATAGAAAAGGCCTCTCCCCACAATACCTAGATAAGGTCCGCGACCTTTATAGGTAGTCTCATCGCCAACCCCTGTATTTCCTATTGCTTTTCCAAATTTTGTGTATTTGCCGTAAACATTCTTAAAGAAGGTAGAATCTCCAGCGTCAATAAGTGCTTGAATTTCTGCATCTGTGCGCTCTGCTAGTTCGTGATATCGCTGTCTGCACAAATTAACTCGTTCAGCAGAGTTATAGCCTGCAGGAACATTTGGTATGCTTTCTACTTGACTGTAATTGAAACTTCCGTACTGGCACTGTAATACTGCGTATACGCTTTGTGCTAAAGATTCTGATATAGGAAAATATTTTGAATACTGCCGCCAAGCACTATATGCACCTGTACTAAAGTTTTCGCCGCCTTTGTAGTTGTCTCCGTAGTCAAACAGTGTACTTTCATCTCTCTTGGTGTCATCGTATTGCGTAGGAGTTGGAGCAAATGTGTCAGGTAACTCTGGGTTGTAAACGTCTAGACATTCTTGTCCTGCACGGGTTGATTCTGGAGTAAATTTTGTAGGATCTAGATTTTCATGCTGATACCACGGTTCGTGCATAGGTATACGTGCTACTCTATCTGCTGTAATTGCAGGCGTTGGTTGCACTGCAAAAACTGAAGGAAGTCTTAATCCGCTAAGAGTATTAGTATAATCAAATCCGTATCTGCTTTCGGATCCAGGATCGAAAACAGTGGCTTTGTCGTGTGCATACCATTTAACTTTGTCAACAAAAGGATTTACATAAATGTTGTTTGGAATATCACGCTGTGGCAAGTCGGGAGCAAATGCTGTAAGATCAAGTTCAAACGCTTCCAAGGCTGCAATGTCTGCGTTAGGTTGTAATTCTGTTTTAGATCCTTTAAGTTGTATTTCTGCTCCGGCTTTTTGCAGAATTTTTTGTGCAGAATCAATTTGAAAATCTTCTAGAGATTTAACTGAAACTTTTTTAATTGAATTTAACCTAAAATCGTTTTGCGTTTTTATATCAAATCCCCAACTGCTGTCTATCTTTATGTCGCCGCTTCCGCCTTCGCCGCCTTGGGTCATCATGTGAATTCCAGCACCACTTAAAATACGAATTCCGCCTTTATCTGCTTGTAAACCATCTTCAGGGTTGTCGTTGTTTGTAGACGATATTTCAAATTTACCTACAGAAGTTAATGCTGCTGCTTGATTACAATCTACAAGCCAGTCTCCATCTACTAGATGTTCTGTGTTGTTTCCTGACCATAACTTAATAGTATCGTCTGCTTTTACCTTGTAATTTCCACCAACATAAAATTTTGTTTCGCCGTCGGACCTTACCTGCCATTTGTTTCCAACTAGAGAATAAAATGATCCGTCTGAGTTTAATTCTATATAATCGTTTGTGTTTACAATAAAGTGGTTGGCACCTATGTTTACTTTTTTGTCAGAATCTATCACAACGCTTTGAGCGCCACGTAATTCAAAACTGTTAGATATTTGGTAACTTATTTGATCTACGTTAATATATGAATTATTTTTTGTGTTTCGATTATAATCAGCCGACTTAAGATATAAATTTGAAGTTGCATTGAGTTCAATATGATACCCGCTTTCAAGCAAACTGTTGCCGCCCGAACTCATAGCAAGATCTGCGCCTGCTCCTAACACAGTATTTCCTACACTTTGATAACTGGCGTTTAAGTTAGCATAGTTTGCAATATGCGTCCCGGCAATTTCACTTATACCTTGTCCGGCTGTGTTATTAATATCCAGTCCGGCTGTGTTGTGTATGCTGTCTCCAGTAGTAGTTTTAAAATCTTTTCCTACAACAAAGTTTACGTTTTCTCCTGAAGTAAAGTTAATATCTCTATCAGCAGTAAAATTTAAATCATTAGAACTGTGAATGCTAATACTGTCTTGAGCATATATGTCAATTTTTCCGTTGGATGTCATTTCAATCCAACTTGTGCCTCTAGCATTACCTATGTAGATTAAATCTTCTGTGTTGTGCAGCAGTATTTGGTGGCCGGTTCTAGTACGTATTCTAGTAAGTTCGTTAGCAGGTAAAGTAACATCTCCTGTAGGCGTTTCGCCGTCTGCTAGTGCTTCTATATTTTCATATATAGGCGGCGAATCTTTAGCATGTCCTTTACGAATAATTTTATCATCACCGTCGTCCATAACAAAACTAGTACCGCCTAAACGGTTAATAAATTTTGTTGTTTTAGACGCACTGTCTCCTATATCTGCTTTTGGAGCACTGGTTCTTTTGTCTACTGGCCCAGGAGTGCTTATTCCAAAAACAGAACTAGGAACTTCTCTTCTAGCAGAACTACTGGTTGTTCCCCGGGCGTCATCATCAATTAGACCCTGTTTTTGCAAGGATGCTGCATAATCTACATGGGGAGGTTTTAAAAATCTTGTGGGGTTTTTGCTAGTGCCTGCTTCGCGTTTTTTATTATATTCTGCAACAGGAACTTTTTTTCCTACTTTGCCTGTAGCATCGCCTGTTGCACTTTCTATGTTTTTTGTACTTGCGTAACCAGGTGTCATAAAGTTCATATATTGGTCTTGAATACAACCTATCCAGAACGCCTGACTTAGATTGCCTTCTAGCAATAAAACCATAACCCTGGTGCCTACATCTGGTGGTACAAACCACATTCCATAACTTTTTTGACTGCTTTGATAACCGTATGTTCCTGTTGTTCCGCTTTGAGGAGTAACGCCGTAGAACGGAGATAGATATCTTGCTTCAACTAATTGGCCAGATCTTTCAGGTTCATTGCCTGCAGAAGTTTTCCTAAGCAGTTCTACTTTTAGAGTTCCCATATAAGAAGGATCAAGGTGTCCAATTACTATTCCTTCATACGGTCCGGGCAATCCTTCTGGAAATTTTTGTTTTGTTCTCATTTATAAACCTAACTCATCCTCAGCCAGTCCTCTTAATAATTCTAGAGGATCAAGAGGTAGTTCTTCTCCTATTATGCCTAATCCAATATCTAATAAGTCTCCAAATCCTGGAGGGTTTTCACCATACTGATCAACAAAGGGTCCGCTTAGTAATTCATTTATATCTGTGGGCACTAAACTTATTTCAATTCCTAGTGCAGCAGCAATTTGCTCTCTTGTTGCTGATAACGGATCAAATCCTCCTAACAGTTTTCTAAACTGAAAGTCTAATGCTTCTTGCAATTGATTTTCTAAACTGCCGTTTAAGAAGTTTTGTAATAAACCTACTACCTCTGGTGGATTGGTTATATTTACTATTTCAAACACGCTACCGGCTACACTACCGACTATGCTGTTTGTCTTGTCACCTTCTTTAATAAGCGATACAGGACTAGTATCTTCTTGTCCTAGCAAACGCATTAGGGTAAGCGTTTGCGTAAATCTATTTTTTTCAATTTTATGTGTAACTTTGTTAACTCGATAAATTCCGCTAAACGCATTTATTATTTTTGTATCACTAGGAAACATCATGACACCAGTACTTGTATTGTAATCAATGGGTGTTCTAAAAAGCACGTTTACAAAAACTTCTCCGTTTTCAAAATTCATATGTCCGTCTTGATTCATACCTGTAAAAGACGAATCTTTTGCAGTATAATTTCCTAATCCTGAATCACTTAGATAAAACGGATCACCCATAATCGTTAAATCAACATTTACCATGTTAACGTCACTTCTCATAAGTGCTTCATTCCAAGTTCTAGCCACACTTGTTGCTGTAGTTTCGCCGTCCATGCCTCCCAGTCTTGTAAGAATATCTGCTTTTTCTTGTAGCGGTGGCGCACCTTCTGCTGGTGCTTCACCGCCGCCTGTGTTCGTAGTTGCTACAGCACCTGCTTGCGGTTTGACTACACTTTTTTCTGTGGCTGCTCGGTCGGCGCCTTGTCCCCTATCAGCAAGGATTGGTGTATGATAAGCATAATTGTATTTTATTTCAAAATCTAATACGTCTACGTTTTTACCTGTATAGATGTATTGGTACTGTTTTGCACACTCTTTTTTAAGATTTTTAATACCAAATGCAGAACTTGTTGGTGACTTAAACACATTTGTGTGTGCTTCAAAAGGTACTACTTTAAATACATAAACTTTAGGGTACCTTCCTGTTTGTTTAAGAGTGCCGTTATCATTTAAAATAAAACAGTTTGTTTCAATCTTAAACCATTTTAGTTTGCCGTCCTTAGTTTTTGCTGCCGGGTCTTTTAGTGCTTCGTCTACGTCTTTAGCATATGTGCTGGCTAATATAACTTCTTCAATTACATCTTGTATTTTAGTACCTTGTTTAAATTTAAATGTTCGAAGGTCGTCAGAAAGTGTTAGTTCTGCACCGTTTCTGGTGTATATGTCTTTTTCATCATCGTATGCAAGACCTTCTTTACCAAAAGGATGTGTACCTTGGGCAATCCAATCTTCAATGATTGTTTTTTTACCTATATCGTTGATATTACCCGGTGATTCTGCCCAATCTCTTATGGTTTCTCCGAGTAGAGTTCTGCCCTCAACTTTACCAAGTTG